CCACGGAACAACACAGCGATTCGTGGAGGTCAGAACGATTTCCTTTCCGTCCCCGTCTTCACCGAAGCGGAAGACCGCCGTCTTTGTCAGCCCGGCCCAGTCTTCAGAGAATGTCCACTGGCACTCAATGCCGATCGACCCGGACGTCAGGATTTCTTTATTTGAAACGGAGGCTCTGCGGCCTTCGACTGTAATCTGAATCATTGTATTTTCTTCCTCCTTATAGGGGAAAAGCCCCCGGTCTCCCGAGGGCTTTATTTGTTTACGTGCTCTGCTTAATGCACATGATACCGCGAACGGTCTGGTTGCCCTGAGCGTTCTTCGGGCCTTTCTTCAGCACGAAGCAGTCATGCATCAGGTGACCGGTGACGATCTTGCCGTCGAGGACGTGGCCGCCGTCGTGAACCTTGTAAGAGTGAATCTTCATCGGGGCGAGAGCAACGCCAGTCTTGACGATGAGAATCTTCACGTTGGTGGGCAGGTAGCCAGCCGGGACCAGACGAACCTGGCACTTGTCAACTTTGCCCATGACGCCGTTGACGATGCTCTTTTCGCCCAGCTTGTCGATGCCGACAACCTGATCGGCGAGCTTCATCTTGACTGCATCGGCATAGGTCATGTACAGCACACGACCGGTGTCGGGGACGAGCTGATCGCTGAGCGCAGCGTTGGCGTTCATGATGGTCTCGATAATCTTGTCCTTCGCGAAGTTTGCCGCAGCCTCAGTGAAGAGGTTGACATTGGCTTCGGTGCAGGCGTTGGCAAGAGCCGCGAGCCGATACCTGTCAAGCAGCGGGATGAGAACTTCATCCGTCTGGCGCCTGAGAATTTGACCAGCCTTCTTGATCTGCATCTGGTTGGTGTTGTAGCTTTCATCGATGGTGCCGATGAAGCTCTTGTCCTGGGTAACCGTGAACTCCTGCACAGTATCGCCGACGTTGACCAGCGCACCAAAACGGGACGCACCAGTGGTCAGTTCCGGGTTGTAGTCCTGAACTTCCATGGTGTCGATGCTGTAGACTTTCAGGGTCTTGACGCCGGTAAACTCATATTCGTGGGAGAAAAGTCCTTCGGTGCAGGAACCGATCTTGAACCGTTCGAGAACTTTCGGGGATGCTTTTTCCGTGAGGTTAATAGTACCAGTAGAGCCGGTAGTCGCCATGTAAAATCAACTCCTGTATTAGTCGGAGTCCCAGCCCTCATCAAACGCATCTTTCTTGCGATTCGCACCAGCGCTGTTGAGTGAGCCGGTACTCCTCTTAGAATTTTTGTTGTTTTGCTCGGTCTGTTTTACCTTTGCATTCTCGGCTTTGAGGGTCTTGATCATGTAGGCCTGATACGCGACCAGCAGGTCGCCGCCGTTCCGCTTCGTCTCATCCCAGACTTCCTGTGGAATCTGATCCCCCGTGACATCCGGGTAGACTTTCAGGAATCGGTCAATCTGTTCGTTAAACCCGGCTGGGGCATCAGAGTTCTCTGCTTTCTCAGTTTCCGGGGCTTTCCCGCGGTCACGCTGAATCCGCAGCAGAGCTTCAGCTTCGGAGATAGTGTTCCCTTTCGCTGCCTCTTCGTCCATCAGCCACATGGCTTCCGTCAGGTCGATCTGTTCGTCTACGCTCACGCCTGCCTTGTCTGCAAGCTTCTTCAAAAAGTCGAGCTGCCGTCCGCTCTCGCCCTTCAATTTGTCGCGCTCCTGACGCACATGGTCATAGTCACGCCCCTTCTGGGCAAGTTCGGTCATCTGTTCAAGCGTCAGCTTTTCGGGTTTTCCAAGGTAGTTGATTTCAAAGAGTTGGTTTCCCTCTTTTTCTTCAGTTCCCTGTTCCTCGGTTTCACCGCTCGTTTCTTCGCTTTCGCCTTCACCTTCAGCAGGCTGCGCATCCTGCTCCGGTTCTTCGGCCGTGTCGTCGGAGAGATCAAACCCGTCGTCATCACTGGCATCGTCGCTCCAATCGTCATCAAAAGCGTCAAGTTCTTCGGCGGTTACTTCAGCTTCCTGCTCAAGAACTTCGTTGTTGTCTTCCATTTGCTTTCCTTTCTGCCGTTGGTGTCCCGGCGTCCGGTAAGTTTTATCTATCTAAAGCGTTGGTGTCCCGCTCTAAACACTAAGCCTGCCCGTTGACCGCTCGGGCCGCTGCTCTGTAGCCTCGGCCTCCGGTGATCTCCGGGTCCTGGTTGAGATACGCAGACATCGGCTGGCCCTCGTTACCGCTGCTTGGCTGCGGGGCCGGGGCTGGGCTGGGCGTCCCACCCATCGACGGCATTCCCATGCCCTGCCCGACTACGCCTACCTGCGGAACCTGCGGTTCCCCGCCTGCAGGTGGCATCATGCCGGGAGGTATACCCATTGCCATCATCTGCTGCATCATTTGCTGCTGTTCAAGCTGCTGCTGCTTCTTTGCAATCAGCTTGCGTCTGCCCGGGACGTAGCTGTCCGGCACACGCTCAAGGTAATCCACAATGTCGATCTGCTGGCTCTGAAGCAGGTTGTCGAGGGTCTGCATCGCAGCGATTTCGCTGTAGTAGCTGCTCGCACCAACCTCCACCTTAAGAAGCATCGGGTACTGCTTCAGCACCGTGAAGTCAAAGTCCATCGGAAGCTCTTCCGGCACCGTCTGACCGATAAACTGGAAGACCTGCTGCATCTCCGGCGGGGTCGGCATATCAACTTTCCGCGTTCCGTAGTACTCCCCGATAAAATCGACGTATATCTCGAATAGCTCCTCTACAGCTTTGTAGAGGTTCTGCTTCGCCATCTCAGTAGGCGTAGAAGCTGCCTTCTGAAGGGACAGGATCGCGCTCGTGTTGTAGGCTTTGCCGCCTCCAAGCGCAGATTCCGTAGCACCCAGAGACTCCTGCGTCTGCTCAATCGCCATCTGGATGTACTGAGCAATCTGGGGCTGAATCGCAGCCGGGTCGATAATCTCCGCAACGCCTGTCGTGTTCCCGTCAACGCCGATTGCGCCGCCTACGCGGTTGTCCCACTTCTTGACACGAGTCCGGTCATACACAACTTTTGGCCAAGCCGTCCTCATAATAGACAGCATTGACATGGCAAACGCCTTGTTGATGAAAATTTGGTTCGGGATCAGGCCGGTGATCATCGCCTGACCGTGGTAGCAGTCCTGAATAAAGTCCCAGTTGAACCAGACAAGCGGGTATTTCTTCAAACCCAGGCTCCATGGCTCGCGGATTTCACAGTTCTGCGTGCTTTCATACGCCCAGATCGTGCCGTCTTCCGCGTTTCGCCAGAGCGTCAGCACCACCGTTACCTTGTCATCCGTGTGGAACACATCTTCCTGCCGGGTGGTTTCTTCATCATCGGGAAGAATCTGCTCCCAGTCCTGGCTTCCGGAGGCTTTCGCCCGGATTTTCACATTCCTGACAAGCTCTCGCGTCACCAGCTGGATATAAGGCTGGGTTTGAACGCGTCTGTCGTTCGGGTTTCCGAACAAAACCCTCGTGTTTTCGAGGACTTTGCTACGGATCGCGCCCATCACACCATTTCCGACATTCACCGTCGGGTCCCAATAGGTATAGATGCACCCGTCTCCGTCAACTGCTGCGTTTCTCGCAAACTCCCTGACCATCGCCGGGATGTTATTGTGAACCATCAGAGCATCGCACTCTTCACCGACAATACGGACACATTCCCTGTAAGAGTCCGTGCCCACGCTGTTCGCCAGCGCGGTGACGTTCACCTTCAGATTGTCGGTCGTAATGGTCGCAATAATGAACCCGACGACGCGTTTCAGGATATTGAACACAGGGGTTGGCAGGCCGTTAGCCTGTACGCCTTCCCACTGTTTCCCGATAAAGAAGTTTTCGTTGACTTTGACAGTCTCTTCAAGGTTGATGGAATTATTAAACTCGAGCCCTTTCTCGTAGTAATCCCATGCCGTCAGTACGTCCGGCATGTCTTCCCCATCGAATAGCCCGAGTTTTTGTTCGCTCATGTGCTGTCACCTCGTCCGTAGAGATTGGCTCCAAACGACATAACGTCATTAAGCCCATCTGCAAACGCTTTCTGCGCTCTCGCGGATTCCTTCATCTCTTCAACCGCAGCGTCGCCGTATTCTTCCTTGAACGCAATGAACTCCTTGTGGAGATCGCTCAGGTTTCCCTGAAAGATATGCAGCGACGCTCCGGTCGACTCATCTACTCTGTTCGCCAGGTCTTCAACCTCTTTGACGCGCAGCGCCAGAAAGCTGAGCCTGTCCAGCACTTTGCTGTATTTTTGGGCCATCACAGCCACGTAGGCAAACAGCCCAACGACAAGTACGCACAACAGAATGTCGATGATCATAGATGTGTCCTTTCTTACATCATGTAGTTGTCAGTGATTTCCCCACCGCACATGTAGTCTTCGTAGGTATCCTTCAGGTCATCGTCTTCGTCCTTCAGGAACGCCAGAAAGTCGATTTTCTTTTTCTTCTGCCGCTTGTCTGTCGCCCGGCTTCGCATGATCGCAAAGTACCGGCACATATCTACGCTGTGGGTTACATCGTGCGGCTCCTTCGCACAGTCGTTCGGGTCTTTCTCATCAGCCTGTATGGCTTCGATGTCTTCCACTACGCTGCGGACTACGCCTTCAGGCGTCGTGGATTCAAGATCGTCGAAGAACATGATCCCCGGCAGCGTTGCCGGTGCTTCCCCTTTCGGGTACAGGCTCTTTACATACTCATCAGTCAGCGGCATCATGCTCATCATGTTCTTGAGGATCATGTGCCCCTGTACTCTATTGTTGTCTGCTTTTATAACCGCGACACCGTTGTCGAAGAACACGTCGCTCATGGCTTTGCCGGTGTCTTTCTGCCGGTTCCACATGTCCGGCGGTGCGTACGTCGCTACGACTCGCTCATACGTCGGAGTCTGGCTCACAATCTTCCGTGCTGCGTCTCTGACAATCAGCCCGGATTCTTCGTAGTACCTGAAGCACCATGCACGTCCGTCTTCGTCTATCGCAAACCACCCAACTGCCAAAGCGTCAAGACCATAGTCGAACGCCCGGTAGATGTTCCACCTGCTCGGTATCTTGAATCTCGCCATCGTGTGCGTCGCACGCCTGAAGTTGGAGAAGTATGCTCCACTCAGAGCGTCCCAGTCGCCGTATCGGTGCGCTTCCCTCAGGTCCGGCGGCAGGCTCGCAAGCATTTTTACATACGTCGGGTTCTTCTCAAGCAGCCAAGGGTTGTCTTCTACCGTCGCCCGGATCGTCGTGTAGTCCGCAGGGTTCTCCGTGCGCTCAGGGTTCTTCG